GTTTTATTTCACTGCTTATTTGAAAGATGAAACCCGTCCTTTGAAGAAGATCAAGGAAGGGAAAACTCGTTTATTCACTGGTTGTAACAAAGTGGCCGTTTTGGAATCACGACGTTATCTCTTGGATTTTGTTGGCTTTTTGCATCGAACGAAGCTCAGACATCCTTGTGCAGTTGGCATCAATCCTCTTAGTTATGATTGGACTGTGATGGTTGAAAAGATGTTAAGCATGGGACAACTTGGATTTGCAACCGACTTTTCCGATTATGATGGATCAATATATCCATTCTTCTTTGACATTTTGACGGTTCTTGTGAACCATTTTTATGCTGACGATAACAATGAGATTCGGAAAAGGATATTGAGTGAATATTGCTGCTCGCAAATAATCATTAGTGATGTTGTCTATCGCAAGACACATGGCATTCCTTCGGGATGCTTTGGAACTGCTGAGTTCAATTCACTCATTAACGAGATGATTTTCAAGTTGGCCTTTTTGCACATCTGCAAGGAAAATGATCTGCCATATGATCTTGAGTACTTTGATGACAATATTTGTAGCTTCTTTTATGGAGACGATAACATCCACATCATAAGTGATGAGATGGAGTTTTACAATCTGAACTCTGTCAATGAAGCATTGATAACATATGGATTCAAGCTAACAACGGAAGATAAACAGGCTATTTCAACTGAGAAGATTCCAGGAAGAAGGATTGAGGAAATGACGTTCCTTAAGAGATCCTTTGTTAAAGATCCATCTGGCTTTTGGAAATGTCCACTGGACAAAACGACGATTCAAAACATGATAATGTGGAAGGATAAATCCGTTGATTTTATTGACGGAATGCCAGTCGAATATGCAACAGTGAACATGGCTTTAAGCGAATGTATGCAACATGGTGAAAGATACTACAATTGGTATTTGTCACGCCTCCGCTCACGTGACAAGAAATTTAGCTACTCCGGCTATGAATGCTCTTATGCAACATGGCTGTCGAATTGCAAAGCGGATCGGAAAAAGGAAGAAGGGAAACTACCTGCTCCGATTATTCAAAAATTCCCAACGACTTTGATGATAACACAACAAATGGAAGACATTAAATTCTTACATGATTCAGAGATTGATCCCAAATTCAATGTGCAAGTACCACCTGTGTTGGACAATGGAGGCGATTCGATCAACAAGCAACAAACTGTACAAGTTACAGATCAACCGTTGGCACACCAGCCAGATCAAATGAACATCGTTCAAGCTACACCAACTCTTGCAGGAATGGTCTATAACGATCCTGACAGAACTCTTGGTGAACAACTTGCTAAGGACACTCCCATCTTTACAACTACATGGGACACGATTACACAAGCAGGCTCGCTCCTAGCTGTGTTGAAATTTCCACAAGCTTTTGATACTTTTAATCCTCAGCAAGCAATGTTCAAAAATTTCACTTTTTACAATGGAGACCTTCTAATTAATGTACAAGTGAATGGTGCAGCTTTTTACATGGGCAAATTGGTTTTCGCTTGGGTGCCTGTGACTAGAATTCCCATGAATTTGCAGAGAATAACAACTCTCCATCATCAATCGGTTGACGCGCAACAGAATGCAAACTGTGAATTGCAAGTTGGATTTTCACATATATATCCAATGCTATCAATGGTTTCAAGCGAAAGGAGGTATGAGAATACGCAGGGCTATTTGTACATAAT